AATTGCTTATGATTTAGCAACTGAAACAACTCAAGTAACTGGTGCATTTGCTTTTGCATCGTAATAAATAAACAAACTCGGGAGTGGGGTGTAATGACCCCACCCTTGAAAAGGAGGAAAAATGGCGGAATACGCTTTAAAAATGTTTGATGGTGATAAAAAAGCCATCTATAGTTATACAGCATTAATAGCTTCAACTACTGCGGAAACATATAATGTTGATGCATCTGGTTTAAATGCAAGACAATCGGATGGTGCATCTTGTACTTATCTTAATATAAACAAAGTTTGGTGGAGCATTAATCATTCTGCAGTAACAAAACCACTTACTCTCGAATGGGTTAATTCATCAACTAATCCAATTGGATTAGCTTTAACAGGAAATGGTTTTCATGATTTTAGTAGCATTGGGGGTTTACAAAACACCAAGGCAGCTAACTATACTGGAGATGTTTTAATTAATTTTGCATCAGTAACAAATAGCGACACATGTAGTGTTGTAATAGAATTTTTAAAACAGTACGATAGTATTTCATAGGAGGTAGAGCATGGCTAATACTACTTCTGGAACAGTCACTTTCGACAAGACATTTGCTGTTGATGAAATTATTCAAGAAGCTTACGAGCGGATTGGTATTTCAGCAGTAAGTGGTTATCAATTAAAAACAGCAAGAAGATCTTTAAACGTTCTTTTTCAAGAATGGGGAAATAGAGGTTTACACTACTGGGAAGTAGCTGATACTACTCTTGATCTTGTTGAAGGAACGGACGAATATACTTTTTACAGAGCAAGTGGTGATGGAACAAGTTCTACGACAACTTCACCAGCAAGTGTTTATGGAGTTGCAGATATTCTTGAAGCAACACTTAGATCAGATAAAACAACAACAAGTCAATCTGATTCTTCTCTTACAAAAATAACTAGATCAGCTTATTCTGCTTTATCAAGCAAGTTATCTAAAGGAACTCCTTCACAATTTTTTGTTCAAAGATTAATAGATAAAACAACTTTTACAATTTACCCAACAGCAGATTCAACTAATGCATCTAAAGATATTCATATTTATTATGTAAAAAGAATTCAAGATGCAGATTCAACTTATACAGACGCAACCGATATTCCATATAGATTTGTACCTTGTATGGCTTCAGGTTTAGCTTTTTATTTAGCTCAAAAATTTAATCCACAAATAGTACAACAAATGAAATTGTTGTATGAAGATGAACTGGCACGTGCCCTAGCAGAAGACGGATCTGCAGCAAGCACTTATATAACTCCGAAAAATTATTACCCGAATATATAATGGCATACGCAAGAGGAAAACACGCACAGGCAATATCAGATAGATCAGGAATGGCTTTTCCATATAATGAAATGGTTAGAGAATGGAATGGAATGCTAGTTCATAAATCTGAATATGAACCAAAGCAACCACAACTTGAACCAAAACCTCAAGGTGGAGATGCACAGGGATTACAAAATTCAAGAACAGACAGAACAGAAAATTCAGTAGCACAATTATTGCCCCATGATCCGTTTACCACGTACTCGGCTTCATCAAGCGTAATTAATGTAAATGCTCCAAGTCATGGTTTGACAAATGGAAGTACTTACAGGTTCCGTGGATCACCGACCGTGTCCAGTGGTTCAGCAGGATATGCAGATCCAGCGACCTTTGATGGTATAGCGGGTTCCAATATTGCAAAAGCAGCGGGATATGCTATTAATACAGGTAAGTATGTTGGTGGTGCTAGAGATACAGATTTTACAACAGATTGGTTTTATTTTACAGTCGATACTAGTACTGCAACAGCAGGATCAATAAAAGGAGGAGGGTTTCCGGTTTCAGTAGGACCAGCGACTCTTAGTGCATAATGGCAGGATTTACATATTCAACACTTACAACAGCAATTGGTAATTATACCGAAGTTGGAACTTCGGTATTATCTAGTACTATTACAGATCAGTTTATAGATAATTCAGAACTTAGAATTCAAAGAGATGTTCCAATCGATGCTGATAGAAAAGAAGTTATAAGTAATTTAGTTGCTTCAAAAGACAATATTCATGCGCCAGCTGGCACATTATTTGTTAGAGGACTTCAAGTTTATACATCAACAACTGCAGCAACTGGAGCTAATAGCTGGTTAGAGAAGAAAGATATTAGCTATTTAAGAGAGTATGATGCAGCGGAAACGACTACTGGCACACCAAAATATTATGCTATGTCTGGAGGAGCAGAAGGAGTAGGCGCGACCTCTTCAGGAAGAATTACAATTGTTCCAACACCTGATTCAGCTTACACATACAAAATTCATTATAATGCTAGACCTTTAGGATTGAGTTCGGCAAATACGACAACTTACTTAAGTCTTAATTTTGGTAGTGGACTTTTATATGCTTGCTTGGTAGAAGCATTTAGCTATTTAAAAGGTCCGATGGATATGTTACAATTATACGAACAAAAATATCAAACCGAAGTACAAAAATTCGGTGCAGAACAACTAGGGAGACGAAGACGAGACGACTATACGGACGGGGAACCACGTATACCAGTTAACGTTCAGTCACCGTAAGGAGAAACAATGGCTAATAAATATCATTATCAAAATATGACAGGTATTAAAAAAACAATTTTTAAAATTGCTGACGCTTTTAAATCTAGAGGAATGAAACCTAAACCTAAACCTAAACCTAAATTTAACAAAGGTGGAAAAGTATAATGGCGACACTAACAACAACTATCAAAGAAGCAATCACTCTTAACAACATAGATTATGGATCGGAAAGATCTTTAGATATTTCTAGTGTTAATGAAGTTGTAAAAAGAGTTGTAACCGCATCAACAACAGAATGTGGTCTTATAGGATTTTTATCGGCGCTTAGTAGCGTTGGTGTAACAGCTAATAAAGTTGGTTATGTTGCAGGAATGTTTGATGATGGTGATGTAAGATATATTAGAATTACAAATTTAGATGATTCAAATCATATTATGTTAACTTTTAGAGATGAAGACAATACAGAATTTAGAATGAAAGTAGATGCAGGTCACTCGTTTATTTATCCAGGTGATAATAGCGGAGGCGTTGTAGATACAATGAAAGCGGCAGGATCCGCTTTAGCTTCAGGTCTTTCTGACTTAGTAGATATTACAGTAGATACAGATACAGCATCTTGTGATGTTGAGGTATTTGTAGGGAGCGCTTAATGGCATCATCATATACGGGTCTTGGTACAGAACTGATGACTACCGGCGAGAATGCTGGTAACTGGGGAACGAAGACTAATACAAATTTACAAATTATAGAACAATTAGCTGGCGGCTATATTGAAAAAGCTGTAACATCAACTCCTACTACATTATCCGTTTCCGATGGATCAGCAGGTGCAGAACTTGCACACAGAATTATAAAATTTACAGGGACAATTAGTGAAAATACTGTAGTAACAATTCCTTTAGATGTTCAACAGATGTATGTGTTAGTTAATGGTACATCTGGCTCTTATACAGTTCAATTTAAATATGCCACTGGATCAGGATCCAGTGTTACTTTTTCAGCAACCGATAAAGGAACTAAAATTGTTTATGCAACTGCAGATGATGGAACTAATCCAAATATAGTTGATACAGGTATTGCATCACATCAAATAAATAACACTATAACAGTCGGTGTTGACGACACTGGTTATGACGTTAAATTTTTTGGTGCAACAGCAAGCGCTTACATGCTTTGGGATGAATCAGCAGATGATTTAGTTTTAGCAGGTGCTGCAGGAATTGATTTAGCTGGTGATATTGATGTTGATGGAACTGCAAATTTAGATGTTGTTGATATTGATGGAGCTGTACAATTAGATTCAACACTTACAGTTGGCGCAAATGATCAGGGGTATGATATAAAATTTTTTGGAGATACAGCAAGTGCTTACATGTTATGGGATACATCGGCAGATGATTTAGTTCTAGCTGGAGCAGCGGGAATTGATTTAGCTGGTGATATTGATGTTGATGGTACAGCAAATTTAGATGTTGTTGATATTGATGGAGCTGTACAATTAGATTCAACACTTACAGTTGGAGCAAACGATCAAGGATACGATATAAAATTTTTTGGAGACACAGCAAGTGCTTACATGTTATGGGACACATCTGCAGATGATTTAGTTTTAGCAGGAGCTGCTGGAATTGATTTAGCTGGTGATATTGATGTAGACGGAACTACAAATTTAGATGCAGTAGATATTGACGGAGCTGTACAAATAGATGCTACATTTACATCTGGTGTTGATGGACAAGGCTATGATACAAAATTTTTTGGGGACACAGCAAGTGCTTATATGCTATGGGATACTTCAGCTGATGATTTAGTTTTTGGTGGAGCAGCAGGAATTGATCTTGCTGGTGACATAGACGTTGATGGAACAGCTAATTTAGATGCTGTTGATATTGATGGTGCAGTTCAAATTGATAACACTGTAACAGTTGGTGAAAATGACACTGGTTATGATGTAAAATTCTTTGGTGCTACTTCTGGAGCTTATATGC